GCCTCACGGCCCTTCAGTAAAACGTGAAAAAGAAAGAGGCCTTCCCGACTGCCTGGCAAGCGTCCCGGGATAGGCCACCAAGAAAGGAATATCCTTCTTTGCCTCTATACTACCACTAATACGGGCTGCATGTCAATATTGGTGGCACTTTTGGGGCGAATGGATTTTCAGTCTATCCTGACGTGGGCCTCTTTCTTAGTAGAGAAAGGGGCTTTTTTCATGAGCAGACTTCTGATAAACGAGCAGCCTTTAATGGTGCTACCATCGTTGGCCAAGGCCGTAGGACTAAATGAGGCCATCATACTGCAGCAGATCCATTATTGGACCGAGATTAACCGCCAGGCCGGGCGAAATTACATGGACGGACGTTTTTGGGTTTACAATTCCTATGCGGAATGGGAGCAGCAGTTCCCCTTTTGGAGCAGGAACACGATCATTAGGGCTATCAATAGCCTAGAAAAACAGGGGTTGATCATCAGCGCCAACCACAACAAAAACGCTTTCGACAGAACAAAATGGTACGCCATTGACTACGAAGCCTTAGCGGTTCTAGAGCAGAAGTTGCTGCGTCCGGAGGACCCGCAAGCGCAACCAAACTATGGCACCACAGGTCAGCCAAATGAGGATAGCCCATCCGAAAGTGATAAGGACAATGAAGGGGACCAGGCGAAAGCTACAACCGAAAAAGACGCCGAAGATGCCGCATTACCCGATTTACCCAAAATGGGTAGATCGATTTATCACACCGAAGATCAATGGCATGAAGCCCATCTACCCAAAATGGGTAACTCGTCTACCCAAAATGGGTTGCTTGATCAGCGCAGCATGGGTAAACCAATACCAGAGATTAACCAAAGACTAACAGCAGAGACTCTCTCTCTCTCAAGCAAGAGTGAACAAGCAGCATCGCTAGACGTTGAGCTTCACAAAACCAATTCTGACGAATTGGTGGAGAGAGAATCCCCCAATTTGGATTTGGAAACAGGGAACTCCTCGAACGATGATCTGGCCGTGATGATGACAGCAGACCGCTTAATTGAGTTTTGGAATGAGCAGGAAGTAAATCCCCATCGGGGATTGAAAGAGAGAACTATAAAACGGATAGAAAGCGCCTGGAAAAGGGCTTTAGACGAGTTTTCAGCTGAGGAAATCTTAACTGCCATCTTAAATTACTCGGATGCATATAAAAGCGGCCGAGCTGCCCATAAATACCGCTTGGTGGAGTTTTTGGAGAGACGTGGTTATGAGCATTTTATGATTCGGGAGAACTGGATAGGCCGGAGTCATTCAGCGACCAAGATCACCCGTGACGATTTCACATACACGAGCACGGAACAGCTGGCAACCTATGACCATCAACTCGCTATGGAAGATTTCGAGGGACAGCTTGAGAAGCCCGAAAAGCCCTTCGAAGATGTGGATTCAGAGGTTAGAAGGCGTGTGGCTGAGTACGAAGCTCAGCTACGTAGGGTTGGGTTCTACAGCGAGCGCGATATACGGGACATGGTCAAGGAATATCAGGTACTTTGCCGCTATCGGGTCAACGAAGAATATGCGCGGTGGGAACGCAGGTCAGCGGAGCTGCCGAATGATTAGGGTCTCTGAGGGCAAGGATTGGCGATTCTTGGTGCAAGTAATCGCCGTCGATGGGTTTTTGGCGTGGCATTTCATCTTGCTGTAGGCCCTTTGAGTGCCTTCTGGACGTCATTTTCAGACAACCGATTGTCTAATTGGTCCAGAATGGTCATAGGAAAGCAGAGGATATCGAACTGTATCTTACAAAGAAGATAGAATGATTTATCATCAAGCTAATGAGGGTCTAACTGCGGATTGTTTGAATTCATCTGATTGTGATGAAGATTGCTCAAAACAACAGCAGGAGAATGGCGCTCGTTTCTCGAAAACGGTATAACCCTCGAGGTGTTTTGGTGTTTTCTCCTAGTATAGAGTTTAGCCGGCAGTAGTCTCAGAATATCAAGGCTACAGTAACAAATGACTTCTCTGGATGTTCTAATGTGATGGGGTTGGGCAGCTGCTGCTTATCCCCATTTTTGCTATCCATCTTCCAGAAATGAGCAGGATAGAAAATGCGATCTTGAATCCGTTGCGGCCGGATCCAAGATCGCACGCCCAGACGAGAAAAATCCCACCTTAACAGCCTTTGACCGAGGACAGATAGGTGATTTTTCTCGATCCCTAAAACACGCCTCTTGGGGGTGTTTTAGGTCTTGTCTAATTTGTATTCGGTACGGGCCATTTATATCCTGCTTTTTATGGAACAATTCTTTAGGAGGACGGTACAGAATGGATACGCGTATCGAACATGAAAAGACATCCTGGTTGTCGAAAGGCTATGGTCTAGCACCATTTCTTTTGATGGGAGATCCGCGAATTAGCGTTGGGGCAAAGGGCCTTTTCTGTTATCTGTCGAGCATAGCGGGCGCTGTGATTAATGAGGAATTCGGCGGTCGAGCCAGCTGGCCGAGTAGGAAACGCATTTGCCGAGATCTAAACATCAACAAAGACACATTCACCGTTTATCTGGATGAGTTGAAGCGACATGGTTTCATTAGGGTGATTCAGAGAAGAACTAGTGGCAAGTTTTCCTGCAACGTGTATGTGATCCAAGAGTATATCGAGCCGTTAAGCAGGAAACGAGAAGAAAAATCCCAGCTTGAACCGTGTCCGAACCTGTCGGATGCGGTTCTATCGGAGCCGATTTCATCGGATACGGTTTTTTCGGACGCAACTAATACCAATGATTTACCATTATCAGATCGGACGATGATCACGTCTATGAATAGTGCAGCGGTGGTTGCAGCAAGTTGCAGGCCGAAAAGGAGTCGACGAAAAGCTACAGATAACCTGGAAAGAGCTTTGCGCAGGGATTACCCCGAAGCATTTAATCGCTTCTGGAAGGAGTATCCCAGGAAAGACGATAAAGCAGCGGCATATGAGATTTGGCAGGTGTTGCTTGCCAGTGAGCACCTGGGGGTCACAGCTGAGGATTTGATCGCAGCGGCAAGAGCATACGCGGTGCAGATGGAGCGAGAAGGCCGCGAAAAGCGCCATATTAAGCTATGTAAGACCTGGCTCAATAGCTCTCTGGCAGAGTATTTACCGGGGACGGATGATTTTCAAGAGCGCTCACAAGACATATCAAACGATCCATTCTCCTTTAGTGAAGACGTTAAGGCCAGAATTCTTGGTTTGTAAGAGGGGAGATCAATGGATCGGTCCGTTATTCTAAGGGAGCTTGAGAAGGTAGGCCGGGCCATCGGCGTTCCCCTAGCAGAGAGTCGTTTGCCTCAATATGTTGAGGATTTATGTAAGCTTGATGAGACTGTGTTCATCGAAGTGTGCGTAGAAATCAGAACGTCATGGGAGAAGTTGAGTTTTCCTCCGGTAGGAGTGTTTTTGAACCGAGCCAGGGCGAAGAAAAGCTGTGGATTCGAGCAAAACGGGCCTCATAAGGTGGTTGTGCAAGATCATTTAGTCGAGGCGGCAAGACACCAGGAAGAATACCTCAAAATGAGCCATGATGAGTATATGGCGGTGTGCCTTGAGCTCATGCGGGGAAGAGGTCTTTAGCTGCGCAGGGTGGTGATTATATGGAGTACGAACTAGTTATCAACCGGAAGCCGCCGCCGACGCTAAACCAGATCAAGGATATGCACTGGGGCACCAGACGCCGTCTGAAAGAGATGTGGCAGCAGGAAGTGGCTGTCGCGGCCATGAATGTTGGGCGGCCTAAGTTCATACAAACCGAAGTTCAGATCGTCTTGTTCTACGATCGAGAGCGCAAAAGGGATCAGGACAATTTAATGGCCGCGGCGGGGCAGTTCATCCTAGATGGACTCCGGTATGCAGACGTTATTCCGGATGACGATCTGAGTACAGTTGTATTGCCTGAAATACGTGTGGAAATTGATCGGGAGAAGCCGCAGGTTGAAATTTGGCTTAAGGATCTGGCCGAAGGGGGAGAAAACAATGATGCAGCCATATGATGTGACCGTGCTAAAACAGGCCCTGGCCGATATGGATAGAATCATCGAGGGCCTTAGCGATACAAGAAGAGCTCTCAGCGTGGCTGCGCGGGTTGGAGATGTTTGGGATAGAGATTTCGTCAAAGCGATGTTTAAGCGAATCGTTTCGCTATCTGACCAGATTCTGATGTTGGATGAGGATGAGTTCATGCGCTCGCAGAAGCTTGCTGCGAACATTTCCAAGATGGCGAGAGACACCTTGAATATGTTAGGCGATGAAGGGGGAGAAAATGGTGGCCTTGACAACGGGTTGGATTGGCGCATCATCGAAGGAAGATGCGCGGAACCGGATCATGGAGAGATTCCCGGAGGGCCAGATTATAAGGCTCTATGAGAAGATCCTGGGTATGTTCGCCTATGAGGTAGAAGTGCCAGATACTGCACCTGAGCCTGAAACCGAACCTGAAGGTGTGTTTCATACGCTGGAGGAACGCTCACCTGAGGAAGTAGTTGATGAGCCACCTCCGACGCTTGACGGCGGCGGCACTTAACTTCGTACCGCGCTGTGAAGGGAAGGTGGTTGCATGGATTTTCGGGCGGCAATCCCAATTATCGAGGGAAAGCTCTATTCCTGGGGGCTTCGTCAGATTGAGATGCCCGGCCCTGTTATGAGCAGGCCGTTCGATGAGCCTGCACCGGACTCAAAGGGCAAGCGCGACTCCATCCAGGAGATATGGGTGCTGAAACACCAGTATGAACTCTGGGAGGCGAAGGTGATCAACGAGGCCGTTTCCCGCATGAGCAGAGAGCAGCAGGAGCTCATCAGGATGCGTTACATCGAGCGCATGCAGTGGCACAGGATCGCCGAAGCCTTAGGCTGTGATTACAGGTCGTGTTTCCGGATCAGGGACGGCATCCTGATGATCCTCGCATATGAGCTTAAGTTACTTGGCGAAAATCACAGAATTAGAGCATGATAAATGTGATTTTGTCATTTTGTGGCACATTTTCCCGTGATAAAATGTAGCTGAATAGTAATGTTCGGCAGATAGGTGAACTGGGGAAAGCAGAAAGAGGTGTTGACCGAGGCACCTCTTTTTTGCTTTTCCCCGCAAGATGCCTTGAAACGGAGGCGGGAAGGTTGACGGATAAGGAACGGTGCACCATCGCCGCCTGGATACTGATGTCTGCGGCTGAACTGGCCGCCTTAATTCTGTGTGGAGATGAACCTGCCTCCGGTGATATAGATCGGGCGGGCAGCATCTGCCTGCATCCAGATGACGCGAGAGTGAACCTCACGGTGATGGGCGGCTCAAAGAAGTGGCTGTGCAGGCTGTGCGGCCATCAGTTCGAGGATGGCCAGGAGGGAGAGGCTCATGGTCAAGGTGGAGAGGGTTGAGTTCGCTTATGTCCCTGTTGGAAGCCTTGTGCCTTTTGCGGGGAATCCCAGGAAGATAAGCCCAAAGGGGCTTGAGAAGCTCCAGATAAGCGTCGAGAGCTTCGGCTTCGTAAGCCCCATCATCGCGCAGAAGGGCACGAACATGATAATCTCCGGCCACCAAAGGTGGGAAGCGGCAAAGGCAGCTGGGCTGACCGAAGTCGCGGCCGTGTTCGTTGAGTTTGACGATGAGACGGCGAAGGCATACAATCTTGCCGACAACCGCCTGCGGGATGAATCGGAGTGGGATTTCGATGCGCTCGCTGATCTCTTAGAAGAGCTTGACACGGGCTCGTTCGATCTCACGATCACGGGCTTCGATGAAGTAGAGCTTGAGCGCATCATGACCTGGGCCCCTCCTGAAATAAGCGAGCCGGAAGAAGCCCTTGTCTCTTCCGAAGAAAGTCCTCCTATCGCTAAGCTGGGAGATGTCTATCAATTAGGCGAGCACATCTTAATCTGCGGTGATGCAACCGATCCCGCAGTTTGGGGTGAGCTTAAAAGCCTAGCCGGATCTCCCGGCCTTATCTTTACCTCGCCTCCTTACCCCGGCGCGGATATGTGGGAGACGGAAGGGGATAAGCTGGTTGAGGTCGGGAACAAGACCATGAAACTCGCCTACGATGCGCTCCTAACTGGCGGCGTGCTCGTCTGGAATACCGCAGACATCCCCAGAGGTAATGAGGGCTATGTCCCAAACGTGGCCAGGGATACCTTTACGGCCATCGAGACGGGCTTCAGATACCGCGGTGAGATTATCTGGGACAAGGACGTAAAGAGCCTGCCTCTTCCGGGGGCATACAGAAGGCCCACTATCCCAAACAACACCCATGAGGCCCTGCTCGTCTTCTTCAAGGGCGCATGGAAGCCGCGGGATAAGAAGGGCGTGCTGCACTCGGAGGCGATGGAGTGGAACCGCTACACCATCTGGCAGATTCACACCGAGAATGAGGCGAAGAAGCTCGGGCATATCGCACCTTTCCCTGTGGAGCTCGCTGTACGCGTTCTAACCCTTTGGAGCCTCCCCGGGGACTACGTGCTCGATCCGTTCATGGGCTCCGGTACGGTGATAATTGCAGCAGAGAGCCTCGGCAGGAAGGCGCTCGGCATTGAGATACAGCCCCGCTATGTTGATGCGGCTGTGAGCCGCTGGGAGCTCTATACAGGCAGAAAAGCCGTTCTCATTAAAGGGGGCGGTGGGGCATGATTATCAAAACTATCCCGGTCGAGATGGTGAAGCTCCATCCCTTAAACCCCAGGAAGGATTTACAGCCTGGAGATGCTGACTTCGAACGCTTGAGAAGGTCCATCGAGGCGTTCGGCTTTGTTGAGCCCCTCGTCTGGAATGAGCGCACAGGATTTCTTGTCGGCGGCAACCAGCGTTTCAAGGTGCTCCTTGAACAGGGCGCAAAAGAGGTTACGGTCTCGGTTGTTGATCTTGATGAGAAGGACGAGCAGCTGCTTTCCATTGCGCTCAATAGGGTCCGCGGGGAGTGGGATGGGGAGAAGCTCGTGGCACTCTTAAAAGAGATAGCAGAGATGGGGGCTGATGTCACCCTGACGGGCTTTGATCCGGTCAACTTCGACCAGGTGCTTATCTGGCCGGAAGAGCAGGACGCGGAGAAGAAGAAAAAGCTCCTTATCTGTCCCAACTGCGGGCATCAATTCGAGGCGTAGGGGGTGAGCTCTTTGCGGATTGAGACGATTCCGATCAGCAAGATCAAGCGGGCTAAGTACAACCCCAGGAAGGACTTAACCTCGGCCGATCCGGAGTATCAGAACCTAAAGCGCGTTATGGAACGCTACGGCTTTCTTCTGCCGCTTGTCTGGAATGAGAGGACTGGTGTCTTAGTCGGCGGCCATCAAAGGCTTAAGATACTTGAGGCTCAAGGGGTAAAGGAAGTAACGGTCTCTGTTGTTGATTTAGACGAGGCCCATGAACGGGCCCTTAATGTAGCCCTAAACAACCTTGAGGGGGACTGGGACAATGAGGTCTTAATCAGTGTCCTAAATGAGCTTAAGGATACCGGGGCAGACCTTTCTCTAACAGGCTTTTCGGATGAAGAGCTGATGCGCCTCATTGACTGGCATCCTGATGCGGTGAGCTTCCCTGAATACGATGAATCGGTGAAGGAAGAAGTCGAGATGGTAACCTGCGAGGTGTGCGGTTATGTCTTCCCAAAGTAGCTTCACCGTGATAAGCACCTTCTCAGGGTGTGGAGGCTCATCGCTCGGGTACAAGATGGCAGGCGGGAAGGTGCTCCTTGCGGTTGAGTTCGACAGCCACGCTGTGAGGACGTACCGCGAGAATTTCCCTGATACGCCTGTTTATCCTAAAGACATCAAGACGCTGACCTCTGAAGATGCAATGAAAATGGCAGGTATAGAGCCTGGGGAGCTTGACATCCTAGACGGCTCGCCGCCTTGCCAGGGCTTCTCCGCAGCCGGCAAAAGGCAGCTTGACGATCCGCGTAATGCTCTATTCAAGGAGTACGTGAGGCTCCTTGTGGGGCTTAAGCCCAAGGTCCTCATTATGGAGAACGTGCCCGGGATGGTTCGGGGGAAGATGAAGCTCGTCTTTGCTGAAATCATGGAGGCCCTCAAAACGGCCGGATACAACGTTTCTGCGAGAGTTCTAGATGCTCAGTATTTCGGGGTGCCCCAGCGGAGGAAGCGCATGATCTTTATCGGCGTCAGGCACGACTTAGGGCTTCGCCCAACTCACCCCAGGCCCAAAACGAAGCCGGTAACGGTCGGCGAGGCCCTTGCTGGGCTCCCTGATGATCCATCGAGGACGCTTACAGAGCAGGCTTATTACTACTGGCTTAAGGTTAAGCCCGGGCAGTCGTTTTCAAAGGTGCATCCCAAAGGGTACTGGTTTAACGGGATAAAAGTCGATCCGACGAAGGTCGCTCCCACGATAGCTAAAACCTCGATGCCTTCAGGCGGAGGCGGAGGGCTCTACCATTGGAAGTACCCGCGCAGCTTGAATATCGCGGAAGCTAAAAGGCTCTGCTCGTTCCCTGATGACTTCATCCTGCGGGGGACGTTTCGGGAGCAGTGGGCGAGGCTCGGTAATTCGGTGCCTCCCCTTTTCATGAAGGCGATCGCAGAGCATGTGCGGGATACCATACTCATCCCTTTGAGGCTCAAAGAGACGGGCTGAAAGGGGTGATTTTATGAGTAGAAAACGCATAGGAAGGCCCTCAAAACTTACGCCGGAGGTCAAAAAAAGGCTCATTGATGCCATAAAGGCGGGGAATTATATCGAGCCAGCTTGCCGCTTTGCGGGTATCGCTCCGGCCACTTTTTACCGCTGGATGGAGCGCGGAGCTAGGGCTAGCTCGGGAGAATTTCGAGAGTTTTGGGAAGAACTCACGCGCGCGGAGGCCGAAGCTGAAGCGCGGATGGTCGCGCAGTGGCAGGCGCAGATTCCGCAGGACTGGAGGGCAGCTAGGGACTTTTTGGCAAGGAGGTTCCCTGAAAGGTGGGCTTCGAAGGACAAGATCGATCTTGAGCACAGCGGGGAAGTGATGCAGAGGCATGATACCTCTCGTATTACCGAACAACTCGCAAAGGATAGAGATTTCCTTGAAGCAATTCAAAGGGCTTACGAATCGCGAGAAGAGGGCGATCTACTATCGGGCGATGCCTGATGTCTGGATCGCCGAAGTAACGGGTGAGAAGCCCTGGAGAAAGCAGACGGAGATTTTGAGGGCACTAGCCCTCCACAGAAGGGTCGCGGTCGCAAGCTGCAACTCGGCGGGCAAATCCTGGCTTGCAGCTCGTGCGGCTGCGTGGTTTCTGGCCAACTTCTATCCGGCCGTCGTGGTTACTACTGCGCCGACAGACAGGCAGGTTCGGCGCATCCTCTGGAAAGAGATACACAGCCTCTTTAACAGGGCGAAGAGGAACGGCATCAACCTTGGCGGCAAGCTCCTGACAAAGAGCTGGGAGTTTACTGAAGAGCACTTCGCCTTCGGCTTCGCGACAAGGGACTATGATCCGGATGCTTTCCAGGGCATCCACTCGGACAATGTGCTGGTTATCGTGGACGAGGCTGCAGGCATCTCTGAATTAATCTGGGAAGGCGTTATGTCTGTTGTGAGAGGGCAGAACGCAAAGCTCCTTGCGATCGGGAACCCAACGAACCTCTCAGGCACCTTCTACAACGCGTTTACAGCTAAGGGATGGTGGACTACCCACATATCCGCGTTTGAGACGCCAAACCTCCAGGGGAAAGGCATCGTGATACCTGGGCTTATTACCGAGCAGGACATCGAAGATGCCAGAGAGGACTGGGGAGAGGGCTCTTTTCTCTGGCAGTCGAGAATCCTCGGTATCTTTCCAGATAAGGTTGAGGATACCTTAATTTCGCTTTCCTGGGTTGAGGCGGCGGCTAACCAGGACTTTGAGCCGGAAGGACCTGTCGAGGTCGCCTGCGACGTTGCGCGGTACGGCTCTGACAGCACTGTCTTTGTGGCGCGCCGGGGCCCTCTTCTTATCGCGGGAGAGGAGCACACGCAGCTCTCCACGATGGAGACGGCGGGAAGGCTTATTGACTTCGTGCGCCGGCACAATGCAATGGTCGTGAAGGTTGATGCTGTCGGTATCGGGGCGGGTGTTTACGATAGGCTGAAAGAGGTCTTAAGAGATGTCTTGGTGCTTGAGATGAACGCCGGGGGTACGCCGATTGATGCTTCCGCTTATGCCGATGCGGGCACAGAGTGGTGGCACAACCTCGCTAAAAAGCTTCACGCAGGGGAAATCGGCGGCAGGCTCTTTGGAGACAGAAGGGTGATGCGGGAGCTGACCAGCAGGCGGTACCGCTATCTCTCCGATGGGCGCATGAAGCTTGAGACGAAAGAAGAGATGCGGAAGAAAGGGCTTAAATCCCCTGACTGGGGAGATGCTATCGCAATGGCTTATGCTGGGGTAAAGGAGAGGCCGAAGATAAACGTGCGGCCTGTGATGGATCTGACATCGGCGAGCAGATGGAGGCGGTGAGATATGTCTACGCTTGATTTAAGGGAGCTTGGGCTTACGGGCCTTGAGCGTTTCGGGGGCTGGGTCTATGAGGAGTTCCTGCAGGAGCTTCAGGGCCAGCGGGCGGTGCAGGTCTACCAGGAGATGAGCTCCAACGACCCTGTGATCGGGGCTGTCCTCCACGCGATCGAGATGCTGATCCGGCAGGTCGAATGGAGGGTCGAACCTGGAGGCAGGAGCCTTGAGGATATGGCGGCAGCGCATTTTCTTGAAACCTGCCTTGAAGATATGGAGATGACATGGGAAGAGACTATTGCAGAAATCCTCTCCATGCTCGTTTACGGTTGGAGCTACCATGAGATTCTCTACAAAGTGCGCCACGGCCAGAGCCGTGATCCGGCCTATAACTCACGCTACAGCGACGGCCGGATCGGATGGAGGGGCTTTCCCATTAGGGCACAGAGCTCTCTTTGGGAGTGGCAGTTTGACGAGAACGGTAGGATACTTGGGATGGTGCAGATGGCACCACCTGACTACAAGCTTAGGGTAATCCCCATGGAAAAATCCCTGCTGTTCCGTACTACAAGCTATAAAAACAACCCTGAAGGGCGGTCGGTGCTCAGGTCCGCATTTAGGCCGTGGTATTTCAAAAAGCAAATCGAGACGATCGAGGGCATCGGCATTGAAAGGGACCTTGCGGGGCTTCCTATCGCTTGGGTGCCGCCGGAGCTTTTATCTCCTAACGCATCGCCTGAAGATAGGCAGGTCTTAGAATCAATTAAACGCATCGTAACCAATGTCCGGCGTGACGAGCAGGAAGGAATTGTGTTCCCCCTGGTCTATGACGAGAACGGCAATAAGGTCTTTGACTTTGGGCTTCTTTCAACAGGCGGCACGCGGCAGTTCAATACGGACGCGGTGATCGCCCGCTATGACCAGCGGATCGCAATGACCGTGCTTGCGGACTTCATCCTCCTTGGGCATGAGCAGGTCGGGAGCTTCTCTCTGGCTTCGTCAAAGACGCACCTCTTCTCGGTGGCTCTCGGCACCTGGCTCAATGTGATCGTAGCGCAGTTCAACCGGATAGCTATTCCGAGGCTCTTTGCTCTAAACAGCTTCCGGCTTGAGAAGCTGCCTAAGCTCGTGCCTGGAGACATCGAAGTGCCGAACCTGACAGAGCTCGGAGACTA